GGCGTATCCGGCTCGACCATCTGGCAAGCGAATGACTTCGCCTGCTGAAACTGCTGCGTTTGGGGTCCAATCGATCGATTCACCCGCTTTTGAAAATGCTGCTTCAACTGTCATGACTTATTTCCTTGTGAACTGATTGATTGAACAATGCCCACCGAACAGCGGAGAGCGATTACGAACGCTTTTTTGACACCGGAGTCGATGCTTCCGGAACGCCATTCAGTGCTGGCTCTTCCGGGACTGCCTCGATTGCCTTCGGTGGCTCCGGAGGCGTTACATCGACAGCAATCTTCAACGCGACAAGCTTTGCGCCAAGCGTTGAGCTGACTTCGCCTTCCTGGCCTTCGAGAAGGCTGCAGTCGAGCGACCTTGAGGGGTTTCGAAGCATCTTGACTATCATGGATAAACTCGACTGAATTTGTTTTGAAACGCGGGGCTGAACAGCCAGCCCCGCTGAGTCTAATTGCCGTCAGTGATTAGCTGGCTCCGCCGTCAGCACGAACACCACCACGGTATTCCTGCAGTTCAACGCCAACATCGCTGTAGCCACGCATCTGAACGCCCAAGACGTTGAAGTCCGCGTCTGCGGTTTCGATGACTGGCTCAACACGACCGTTCAGTGCGACGATCTCGATCACTGGCATATCCATCGGATCTGCGAGCATGTACCACGCTGCGGCTGAGTAGCCGGTGTAGAGCGAGTTGTGCATGTACTCGCTGGACTCAACGACGAATCGGCCCCGCCATGGGTTATCTTCTGGCTCGTTCGTGCTGCCCTTCAGCTTTTCACTGGTCATCAACGTTCGAGCTTTTGTTTCCAGTGCTGTTGGAACAAGGAGAATTCGCGGAGTCACGCCAAGAGGGTTTCCGTCTGGATCGGTCTGGCTCTTGAAGATGATGTTGGTGGCGTCAAGACCGCCAATAGTCATATCCGCGACACCTTCGTTGACGTTCAGCCGTCCACTGGTGAAGAACGCTGAGTTGTTCAGGAACTTCGTCCAGAAGATTTTGTTCAGCATCAAACCACCACCACGTCCGAGCTTTCGCGGAGTGTCTGTCAACGCTCCAAGATCGTCATTTATGTAGTCGGTTCGAGTGATCGCCAGCATTCGGGCGTATGTGTCCGCCTTGTTGCTGTAGGTTTCTTCGCCGAGCGTTCCGTGTGAAATCTCGCCACCGGCTCCAACCTTCTGGAACTCAGTGTCACCAGTCAGCGAAACGGTTGTGATGGTCTTAAAGTCCCGAACGCTGCGGATAGCCGCGATTCTCATCGGAGTCATGTCGACCGAATTCCAGCCCTGTCGCAGGAACTTGTTCGCGACGTTGCTGGTGATCGTTCCGATGTTGACGCTGGAGAAACCAGACGCACGGATCGACTGTGGCGTTGTCATTCCGAACGCTGCCCGCTGAGCTTCTACAGTCACTCGTGATGAGTGGCCCGTGCGGTAGCCGTTGGCCTGAGCGCCCAACAGGATCAGCTGATTCAAGCCAATGCCGTGAGGGAACTGGTCGTGAGCAGCCTGCAGGGTCTGATCGTCGTAAATCTTTTCAACGTCTTTGAACCGACCAGCCACGCATACGGCGGCCTCCAGAACGCGATTCGTGAGGCGAGTGTCCTGACGATTGCTCCACGGGGTAACAGGCCCAGGGGCACTTGCTTCCAGCAACTCCAAACGGAACTTGTCGAGTGACCATTTCGCTTCAATGGCCTGTTCGGCCAGATTGCGAATTGCGTCGATGTTCTGCGGCTGTGCGTCGCACTTGTCGAGGGCATAAGCCGTGATTGATTCCTGACGTTCGCGCTCTGCCTTGATCGCCTCGAAGCCAGCCGCGATTGGTGGAGTTGTTTTCGGCTTGTTGACGCCGTTGTAGTTCGCCTCAATGGTGGCGACCTGATCGGCGTTGGCGTTGGCAACATCAAGGCCCATCGCTTCAGCCCATGCTTTAATTTCCGGTTTCATTTCTTTCCCCTTGAGGTTGGGTGAAGCGGCGGACGCCGCAATCGTTACGGTCGTGTTGTCGTCCGCACCATGCGAGACGAAAGCAAAACCTTTCAAAGTGCTCTTGCGCACGATGTATGCAGGCCCGGTGATGTCCTGGCCGTTTACAGAGACCGTCTTGCCGGTCGCGAGTGTTTCAACTTGAACAGGATCCGCCTCAATACTGGACTGCCACTTGTAGCCGTCTTTTGCGGAGTTAATGACCTCGTCACGGGCGGGCGTCGCTGCGCTGGCTGTGCCACTGGCTGCAAGCTGGCGGCCGTCGTTTGTGACGTCGAAATTGCCAACTCGCTTCGTCTTGTCGTGATCAAGATTGGCCACAAGGACGTTGCCCTGTTCAACGCCTGCAAGGTCAATCACAACAGGCTGATCCCAGCCCTTAACGGTGATTTTCCCGCCGGTGTAAAACACAGAACTGAACCGCTTTGGGCCGGTTGACTCCGCTCCCTCAATAGCAGCGGCTTCAATCGTGACTTCAGCGGACATCCCAATGGTTGTGAACGTCTTAGACATTCGCCGGGGCCTCCTGTGGCTGTGTGGCGGTTTCCACCACTGGCTCTGGCATCTTTGATTCGAGACCGAACATGGTCGCAACGAATGGAATCACATGTTGCGGCATGTTTTGCAGCAGTTTGATCTGCTTCATTTTCTTGATATCGATGCCAAAGAAATCAGCCTCCTTCTGAAGCTCATCCTCTGGATCGAGGCCGCTCGCAACATGCTCAGCAGCGATATTTGAGCTTCCATTTTTCAGTCGCTTGTCAGCTGCGTCGGCTTCGGTGCCGATGTCAGCGACTTGATGCTTCGGCCAATCCCAAATATGTGCTCTTGCGCCTTCGCTGAGTGCATCCGGATTGCCGCCAAGCCATCCATACGCCACAACTGCTTGATCAAACCAAACGGAAAAAAGCGGATCGAGAACGCAGTCGTTGCAGTCTTCTCGATCAACGTCCAAATGGCCGTAATAGGTCTGGTGATCCAGCCGACCCGATGCGTAGTTGTACGATGACGAATCGCACTTCGCTTTGTTCAATGGCATCGAGATCGGGCGGGCCTGTTCGCTGACAAGCGACCCAACGAACTCTTTGTGCGTTGACGTTGGCTGCTCTGCCTTTGGCTGACGCATGTCATAGCCTTGTGGCATCCCGATCATCATGCCTTTCGCGATGTCGAGCGTTGACATCGGGGAAACTGTGTCCATTTCATCCGGTGGAAACGCGGTCGCCAAAAGGAGCGTCACGTTGGCGATGTTCTCCGCCGCCTGAACTGTGGCTTCACGATATCGCCGTGAAGCAGCTCCGAGATTCAGCGTCGATGTGCAGGCGGGAATTCCGCGATGCTGCCCAGGACGTTTCATCTTGAACCAATGCGTCACAAATCGGGCCGGAATCTGCTCAGACTTGCCGTAGCCTTCGATTCCGTTCTGGTTTGATCCCGGGTGATCTTCGAGGAATTCGTACCATTCAGGGTTCCCGAAGTCGTCAAACTTCATGCCGTCAATGCGGCCCTTGATTCCGTACGGAAGGTAAGGCGTTTGGCATTGCTCGGTCTCATGGAGAACCCAATCGAGCTTCACTTTGTGCTTGAGTTTTTTGTTCTGTCTAACTACCCCAAGCCCTTCGCCGTCCTGATGCCGTGCATGAGCAGAACACCACAATTTGCGGCGAAACTGAATCTCTTTGCACCAGTTGAACCAAGCCAGTTCAACCATCCTGTTGAAGCCGTCGCTGCCAGTCTGCATTCGCAGTGTTGGCCCGATTCCAATCAGGTCTGTGGCATAAGTTTGAGTGATTCCGTCTGAGTAGCCGTTGTTCGCGATGTCATATCGAGACCGCTTTACAAGCGTGTTTCGGACTGCGAACGAGTTGGCCGAATCGGCATCAAGTGCGTCGGCTGGAGCCCAGTAGTTTTTGAAATCGTCGGATGACCCAGCAGCGTCGTAAGTGGCTGCGATTTTGCGGCGGTTCTGCAACTCGCTGAACTGCGAGGAGAACAATTCACCGAGCCCCTGACGTGACTTACTAGACGTCCGTGCGATGGCTCGCCCGTGTCGATCAAGTATTGCAGGAGGTTGCGGAGATTTGACCATGCCCGCATGATGCGCGGGCAATAGTGACTGCGGAAGATGCTACGTGGGTGTTGATTCCATGTGTGGAAAGGTCATTACATTGCCTTTCTCACCATACTTCTCCTCAAACTCTGCGTCGCACAATTTATCTGATATCAAATTGCAGTCGATTTGAATTTGATGGGCCAAAGCCTCAGCCATATTTATAGTTTCTTGAGATACCCATTTGTGTCTGCGTTTAAGATTGATCGCTGATCTCGCGATAATTGCGAGTGTTCTGTACATCCATTTAAGTTTTTCACGTTGTGAACGTATTTCACGATTCATAGTAGGCTGTCTCCGTCAATTTCATCAGCCTCTGAATCCTCAACCACAGTTTCCACGCTTCTGATCAGCTGCTCCGGCTGCTGCTGCGTCAACAACTTGTGCCCGCAATGTCGGCAGGCTTTGTAACGAAACGTCGAGACGTGCCCTTGCTGCGTCTTGTACGTTTTGAAATCCGCACAACCGCACTTCGGGCAAACTAACCGGCCGCCAGTCCCTGATGATCGTGCTGCCATTTCTGCGAGTGTCAACGGTGGCTTTCCTTTCATTTCCCCGCCGCCATTTCTGCGAGCGTGCGGGGTGGTTTCCGTGTTGCTTCGATCTCTCTCAATCGCTCCTCGACCGAACGAGCTACCAGCATCATCGCGAACGAATCCCAGAAGTGATCCCGACGATACTTCGGCTTGCGGGTCTTCGTGGCCCTCTTCCGAAGCTCTGCGAGGTCTGCCGACCCCTCCCGAATGTGTTCTGCCAATCGTTTGTGATTGATCCACAGGCCCGGCTCAGACGCGAACAACTCAAATCCATGCGGATCATCCTCCGCCGTCATGAACAGACCCTCAACAAGGGAGTGCCAGTGCTCTGCGTTCCAGATCACCTCTGAGCAAATACGCTCCCGGCCTTTGCCTCGGTTAATGTGCCAGTTGTCGCCGATAATCACCTCCCTGGACGGCTCTGGTTGTCGGTAAGACGGCTGTCCTTTGGCCGGCAGGAAGTGACGAATGCCTTTTTCGGTACAAAATCGCTCCACAGGTTGGCTCGCCCAGGTCTTTTTCTCTCCGTCGTCTGTCCATGAGCCCATCCAGCCCTTGTCGATCAACGTGAGATCCGCAAAGTGAAGCCCGCCTTCGTTGTCCTCGTGCCCCTCTGATTTCCATTCGTCGTGCAGCCGGCACAGCCCCTCATAAACCAACTGTTCGGCCTGCTCAACTGTCGTTTCGCTCGTGCCATGGCTCCGGACGTTGTAATCGATGACACGATTTCGCTTCTTCGCGTCGCTGGCCATGGTCGAAAAATGGAGCTCGATCTTTCGGCAGTCGACGCCGCGGACAATCATGGTCGTCGAATCTTCGCACCGTCCGCGCGGCCTGTCCGATTCAGAGTTCATGACGTGACCGAGCTCGAGCTTCGATTCAATCAGGTCTTCGTTCTCGATCGTTTCGTTGTCGAGCTCGCACCGGCAGAACATTTCCCCCTTGTCGGCCCATTCGTCAAAGTAGTTTTGCAGGGCTGAAACCTGGAGTTGAGAGCCGTCCGGAAGTTCCTGTGATTTGAAGCGATGCTGATTTGATACTACCGCACCAGCGTCCATGTCAAAACGGTTTGCGAGATAGAATCGGTGAGCTATTCGCCCGTATTTGTCGCCTTCGATCTTCCCCTTCTGGCGTTTCTTTACGTAATCCATCCACAGATCGAACCGATCCGGCCTTTCGACAAGGTATCTGAACCGCTTAACAACGAATGGGTGGCCGGTTTTTGCAAAATGGTGAGCCACTCCGCATCCGGATTTCGGCAATGTAGCAAGCATGATTCTTGCGAGCGGTTGCGTCTGCGTGCCTAATCCGCCGATGTCCAGATTGATTCTGTCGATGATTTTTCTGGCTACGTCAGCGTTTCCTGTCGTGTCTGGAGTGTCCAAGTCGTCCATTGCGACAGCTTTTGGTCGCCTTCCGAGGATGTTTAGCCCGCGAATCGGTGAGTCAGCGCCGCGAAACCTCAACATCGCCTTCGCTGATGGCGAACCCGGAACGGCCGGCATGTCGATTTCTTCGGATGTCCAGGAGAATTTAATCGGCTCCGATGTGAACTGTTCCCCGTTGTCGTGTCGAACGCCAGACGCCCTCATCTGGTGAGCCAACTGCGGCGTTGACCCCACTCGATTGACCGGAACGGCAATCTCTGGGTAATACCGAAAAAATGGTTCACTCCTCATCATCATTTCCTGAATCGCCTTGGCACTGTTTGTTGCGTCCGGTCCTGTCGCTGAGATGAACGCGATGAAGTCGATCACTCCGGTTGCTATGGCCTTCCAAACCATGCAACGCAGGTAGCTCGTCTTGCCTTCACCGCGACTTGCCAGCAACAATTCATCACCTCCGTGATTTAGTATCTCGCCGAAGTCGGCAATCATCTGGGCCTGCTGTTGCGTGAATGCTCGAGTGAATGGCTCAAGAATCCCCGACTTCGGCCCGCTCATCTCCCAGACCCACGCTTCGTTGTCTGCCTCAAGTTCCTCGCGTCGTTGTCGTTCTGCATCGGTGAGCCACGGGATGATGACCGTGGCCTCTGACTCCCGTCGTCGCCTGTTCGCGTCGGCCGATGCCAGCCGCCGCTTTTCAATGTTTGTGAGTTCTGTCTCTTGTGATTGTGTCGCGTATTCGTCGCGTTTCAGTTCCTCGATAAACTGCTCAAGCTGTTCATTGTTTAGCGTTCCCAAGAAGCTTTGCTTCTCGGAATCGCTCAGCGAATTGAACTGCAGTGAGAGGCTTTGATTCGGTTCGGTTGTCAACGTTCACTCCAACATTCACCACGGTCGGCTGTTGCTGTTGTGGCTGCGGTGGATTCAGCGATTTGTTGTACTCCATGAATGACAGCAACAACGCCCCGGCTCTGAGTTGTTCCCGCTGATTGCCTTTGAGCAGGATCGCTCCGGCAACTTTTGGCATTGCCGCAATGACGGCTTCAGGTATTGGGATCTCCGGATTTTTCTTTGAGCGGTCAACGGCCTGTTCCATTAGCCGCATGTCTTCGCGATTGTGCCCGGAGTCGGTCAGGAGTTCGGTTGTCATGCGGTCTCCAATACTGCCTTCTTCCCTGTCAGATTCTCCCAGCGTTTCACGATGACATCACAATACGCCGGGCTGATTTCCATTCCGTAACAGGTGCGGCCAAGTTGCTCGGCGGCGATTAGGGTCGTGCCTGAGCCACAGAAAGGTTCGTATGCGACGCCCGGCCATGCATTCATTGCATGAGTTGGAAACGTGACCGGAAAAATTGCAGGATGCTCGATGTCGTGCCCGCCGTGCATTCGATTAATTCGGATGACTGATTCTGGAATTTTATTCGGCTGCGCGGATGCTTCCGGGTTCGTGAACGCTTTGCACTCGCCGTCTTTTCCTCGCATCGTCGATGCGCCTTCTGTTCTTGCTTTGATGTTTTCAGGCTTCTTTGCGAGGAACTTGACTGGTTCAATCGATTGCTTATTGAAATGAAAAACGAATTCATGCGATGGCGCAAATCGTCCGTTCCAATTTCCCGGCAGTCCGAAACCCTGATCCCAAACATACCAGCCGAACCGACGCCAACCCTGTGAACGCATCCACTCGATCCATCCGTCCCAATACGGAACCCATTCGCATTCACGATGGATCAAACCAAGATTGACAAGCACCTGCCCGGATTCGGCCATTGGAAGATTTGCAAACACTCCACGCATCAGGCCATCCCAGTCGGAAACCTTTTCCTTACCTTCTTTCGTGTAGTCTCTCTGCTGACCGTATGGCGGCGACGTGAAACACAGGTCCGCCTTCACTCCCCCCATCAACCGCCCAACGTCTTCAGCCTTCGTCGAATCCCCGCACAACAATCGATGCTCGCCAAGAATCCACAAATTGCCAGGCTTCGTAATTGGATCAACTGGAACTTCCGGGACTTCATCTTCAACAACCTCGCCCGCTGGCATTGCGGCCGATTCGTCTTCATTCAGTTTGAGCAAT